GAAACCCCCTCACAAAACTCATAGAATACGCGGAATTGTTAATCGGTGAACAAGTCATAGACACTATCACCGGGGAGTATATCTACATGAGAAACAAATTGGACACATCCGATCAACATCGTGATATCAAGTCGTACAGGGGTGGTGAAGGTTCTGTGACAGAGGGGTATTACCCTACTAAACTGTCACTGGAATTACCCTTTTATTTCACGAGAAACAACAAGTCTGCGATCCCTTTGTGTAAGCTTAGCCAACAGCAGGTGTCTATAAGAATAAAGCTTGTAAGTAGAGACAAGTACTATTCGTATAAATCGGAGTCGGCCTCAAGTTTACCACCCTTTATAAACGATGTTACTGAGAAATTGATCGATCAAATAGTGTTGACGACTGAGCACGTGTATTTGGGTGAAACGGAACGCAAGGCGTATCAGGAAAGTCACATGGAGTATCTCATAACACAGGTGCAGCTCCGCGAAACTCGGATGCAACCGGGAATTGACAAAAAAGTATTCTTACTCGATTTCAAACACCCCGTAAAAGAGTTGTTGTTTCTGGGAGAACCCATTTATACCAACTCCAATGACGCACCAAACAATTACAGGTTCAGACAAATCAAGACTGCTGAGTTATGTTTGAATAACGTCATCTTCTTTAGGAAAAATGGTCACTTCTTATCGGTTGTTCAGCCATTCAAAAATCATATAAATATACCTGATTTTGGAGAATCACAGTTTGGTATGTATTCCTTTTCCCTCGATCCAGGGGATAGCAATCCCACAGGGCAACTGAACATGAGTAGGATTATTCATCAGAAATTCACACTAGAATTCAAGGAACAGGATAGGTATGTCAACCCAAATGATAACTCATTGATAGATAGAACGTATTCGTCTGAAGAAACACAAATCCGTGTATACGCCTTAAACTATAACATTCTGTCATTTGACTCTGGGTTAGCTGGCTTGAAATTTTATTAATAGTCTTATATTAGTATGGCTGGGGCTATTCAACTTGAGTCTAGAGGTCTTTTAGACCGCTACACAACGGAAGTTCCCGAGTTTACCTTTTTTAAAGAAAACTTCAAGAAACACTCGAATTTTTCTTTACAATTTATCGACATTGAATCTGATAAAGACGTAGAGTACGGTGAAATACATAAATTTAACATCCCATATGACCACTGTGATGTCCTAAAGGGTGTTAATCTCATGTTCAGTTTACCTGATATAGTGTTAGCTACGGATGTAGATGCGGGTGGTGAGTATATTTATGGTGAGGCGTGTAATTTTATCGAATACATAACACTTTCTATCGGTGGTATTGTCATTCAACACCTCACAACTGAGTATTTAGATTTATACAACGAACTTGAATACCCAACCACAAAACAAATCAACTTATTCGACTTATGTAAACGTGACGTGAGTTCAGATCCAGATGTAATCAATAGTAGAATTTCAAAGGCGCAGCCATACCCCAAACAACTCGGGGGGGACGTCTGCATCGAGATACCGTTTTACTTCCACAATCATCCAGAGCTCGCAGTTCCAGTGTGTGCACTTAGACAACAGGAAATTGAAGTAGAGGTCAAGTTCCGCAACGTAGACGAGTGTATATGTGTATCAACCCCCCCATCAGGATTCATAGGAAAACATCTCGGAGCTACGGCTACGGATTTAGTTACATACAAGCCGTATGATCTAAGATTGTCTACAGAGTGTATATTTTTGGATCCCATAGAGAAAATTAAGGTCATGAACCGTGATCACGAGTTTGCGATTACACAAATCCAATACGACGACGTTTTACTTGATGGGGGTGAAAATAAATTCAAAACTCGTTTGAACTTTACAAATTTAGTCCGAGAGTTGTACTTTTTCTGTCTCTACACAGAAAACAACGCCTTCGGTGACACTTCAAGTAACAACGAGATTCCAGTGAATTCAGGTGGTCTTCAAGTGGATCCTGCCCTCAAATGGGAACATTTGAACTATCTGACACTCACCCTCGACGGTGAGGAGATTTTGGATGAGCACACGGGTTCCCCACACTTTTTGAGAATCCTCCAACCGAGATTGCACCACAGAAATACCCCAATCACGAGAAGATTCTACTCCTATAGTTTTGCACTCTACCCAAATGACAGTAGTGCATCTGGTCATGTCAACTTTAGCACTGTAAAAGAACCTATATTATACGGAAACCTGTTTAACGGTGGTGAGTATAATAGACGTTTTCATATTTTAGCTAAAACGATGAATTTTATTCGCATTAGAGAGGGTGTCATGTCACAAGTTTTTGATTACACGACTTAGTGAATAGGTTTTGTTTATTATTGTAGATGTAATCGATGATGTTATTTTTAATACACCATTTGATGAAATTTAACTGGGCGAGGGTTGTCTGAATTTCATGAGATGTTTCGGGGATTTGATACGTAAATTTTTCAGCTCTACAAAATGGATCAAATAGTTTTTTACTATACCCATCGAGGCTGGATTTATACGCACAGTGCACTGTAAAAATTTTACCATCATTGGTTTTGTATGAAGTGTTGTTTTTCTTGGCATAATTTGTAATGAACCATTCGAGATTTCTTAGAGAAATTCCTCCAGTTTTGTTTAAAATTGTCAGTAGCTTATTCCTGTTATATTCATCTGTGTAGAATTGATTTATTGAAGATAGTAGAATGCTTGTTTTATTCATTAGAAAATAGTCGACTTAATCCTATAAGTCCTTTTTGTTCACAACCCGGACACCCACGAACGAACATTTTTTCAGGTCCATGGTTGTGTAGTTGTAAACTAGGTAGACATCTCGGTTGCACCTTTTCACCTTGATGTTTGTGATATTTACAGTATCCATTTTCACCAGCCTTGAAAGAACACCTGACTTCCCCACCTCCATCTCCCCCCCGTTTTTTTCCTCTGCATCGATCTCCTCCGTTAATTTGTGGGATGTCACGGAGTAGTAACTCCAACGGTATTTGATGTTTTTTAGATATGTTTTCCAATGTTTGGTTTAATTGTTCGTTGTAGTATGAATCGACACCATCTTCAACAAATTCACAAATCAGTTCGTTTAGATCATTTTCCAATCGATTGGGTAGCTGTTCCAATATGATTTCCCTCGTTTTTTCAATAACGAGTTTAGTAACCCTTGACTTGACGTCAATCATCCTTACTTGTACATTGCTCGTAAGTTTTAAATAGATCATCAACAGAATTCTTTCGGTCCCTATATTCTTTAATACGTTCCCTGAGATCTGCAGCTCTACCGTCTCCCTCGAGGTTATATTTTTTACACTCTTCGATAAGTTGCTCCTTCTTCATACCGCTCAGGGATGGTTCTCTTTTCTTGGGAGGGGGCTTGTAGGAATCTATGATGTCACCGAATATTTCCTGTTTAGTGTTTTCATACAACGGGTCGAGAAGATCACACACCGGGTTTAGAAATTTATTCACGAAGTAGTAGTGGTAGTCTATCGGCACGTTGTTTTCCTCCACATACTTGGGATCTTCAGATTTTTCAAACGCTTTTGCTTTAGGGTTATCTGTTTTTGTGAGTAGATACGGGACTCTGTCACCTGATTGTGGTTCAGAACCGGGTTTACGCTCTCTCATTTTGTTAACAACTCGCACATGCGCGTGATTAATCAAGTTGCATTTGGGTCCATTGATTGAGACAGACTCCCCGTTAACTTTATAAGTGTCTGACAGTGACTGACTTAGAGTTAACTTTTCATTGGAAATCTCACCAGATAACAATTCTTGGGCTCGTTTCCTAGCGAGTTCCTTTGGTGGACCCGTGTCTCCCGAAGTTAAAACTACATCTAACAATTCCTTACAGACTTCCCTCATGTGGGGTGTATTATCACGACGGACGAGTTGGAGACCCTTGACATCAACGTAATCCATATTCATGTTACCATCTTTGCCTTTTGTCCACAACTTTGCCGCGTATCTCTTCTTAGAATATAGGAAGTAGGGCCAGTAAACTTTCTCAAGTTCTAGGTTATTTGGTTTTTTGAAGAGGGCGCTACATTCTTCGGCAGCTCGTTCACCGACTTCCCAACTATATTCAATCGCCTCCACACCTTTACGTTCACCAACATCAAACTCAACCATGACTGAATCCGTGTCTCCATATCTGACCTTCGCACCAGGGAAGTTTGCCTCGACATACGTCTTCGTCTCTTCAATCATACCACGACCCCTAAAGGTGGTTGTTGACGCGATTGGGACACATGGAAGAATACCCTTACCCGCACCCGTAAAACCGTATACCGAGTTCATCGATATTTTATACGCCAACTGTTTACCGTTATACACCTCTTTCATGTAACCAGTGGCATTTGCCATATCTCTTTTGGCCTTTTTACGAAATTGTTTAAGCTCTGCGAGAATAGCCGGCAATAAACTGGGAACATTTTGTGCAAATTTGTATGTTTTATCCCCGATGTTGAACGTTTCGTATGTAATTCCTTCAATATTTCCATACCTCGTATCATCCATGACATAGGTAGAGTAACACAAATTGTGAGCCATCATGATTGATGGGTATAGGGCTTCAAAATCTAGGGCTGTGATAGGTGTGTAGTATGCACCCTTTTGGGCTTCTAGAACTGTGGCTCCCTCGTATTGTTCTTCAGGTAGAGATCCATACTTAAATGTTGGGACCATATATCCCAACTCTCTAGCCTTTTTAGAGAGTTGACTGAACACCTTAATTTGTTGACCCCTCTCAACCAAGAAAGACACTGGGACCCAAGTAGCTTTTGCCATTTCTACCAGGTTTAGTAAAATACACATCTTCTTCATTAGTTTGTGTGGGAGGAGTGTATCCTTGA